TAACTCCATTGAATAAATTTTTATACTTAGCAGCATAAGATACTACTTTAAAAACACTAGGATGATCTAAGCAGTGGATATGACAGATATGATGTTTTAGCATTTAGACACTATCAGTTGTTGGTTCTGAAGCGGGTTCTGAAGTGGGTTGTGGTTTAGGTTCTAATGTGGGCGCAGCCGCTACTTTTTTAGGCGCAGTAGTAGGTGTTGCTACTACTTTTACAGATTCTTTTTTATATTTATTTGCATGATCTACACTAAAATAATCATAAGCTCCTACAAAAGAATAGCCTCTACCTAATAAATCTAAGAATTCGGCATCAAATTCTGGATAATCTTTTCTAGCTTGTTCTAGTATTTCGATTTTCTTACTAAAGTCCATAATAGTTACTCCTGTACAATGTTAAAAAGGGGAAGGGCTGAGCCCTCCCCCTCCTATAGTTAGTTATAGTATATGATTCATATATTATGAACTTGCAGTAGTGATTAGTCCAGCGTATGAATAACGAGCACTTAGTGCTGCACTGTTAACAGTAGTTAGGGCTTGGAAGTCCATACGAGTGCTCATGTACATTGCAGTTACTTGTTGCTGTGGTAGGTATTCACTTTCTAGTTCCATTGAGCGACGCTCACCAATGATGAATCCTGGCTTGTAAACTAGAACACCTAGGTTAGAATCGGCTGCAGAAGCAGTATCCATAAATTCAGAGATGAAAATTGGAATACCGTAGATAGCACCTACGCTACCAGTTAGGTAAGTAGCTTGAGCACCGAACTTATCTACAGTTTGGAAATCAGTGTTGGTTACTAGGTTGTTATATCCTTCTACAGAAGTAACATAAGCTAGGTTAGAGCCTAGTGATAGACCGTACTTACCTAGAGTTAGTCTTGAGCGAGCAATGTCACCTGGATCTGCTTTATCAATTGTAGATCCTGTTTTAGTAACAAGAGCACCAACAGCAGCTGCATGCTCAACTAGACCTTTGATTACAGAAGGATATGCACCAGCTGCAGTTAGGGTATTAGAAGCAGAGAATGCACTTAGCGCACCGTTACCACGTAGAAGTGCTTTATCAATACCTCTAGATAGACGACGGGTAGCTGCTTGACGTAGGAAGTCAATAAGTGGAAGAATAGTATCTTCTTCTTCGTCTTTAGCAATGTGAGTTGCAACCATGAACTTCTTAGGGCTTAGGGTTACAGATCCAATTTGGGCTTGACGTGTAGTTGGTACTGTAGTTGTATCACTTACTCCTGCTGCGAATGAACCGCTTGGGAATTGTGCTACAAAATCAGAACCGTCTTCGTCGGCTACTGGAATGCGGAAATCTTTAGAATTTACATCAATGCGGTTAAACATTGGAGCAATTACTAATTGTTGTTGCATTTCGTTATAAACGTTAGTGCTGAATGATTCGTTTAGGTTACTGTCTGTTAGGACAGCTTTCATACGGTCACCCATTCTAGTATCAAACACATTTCCCTTGTTTAGGGCGCGTGCTAAGAATACTGCATTAGACTTTTCTGCGTCAGAAAACTGAGCATTAGTTCTAGTGCTTTCTTGGTAGTGCATTTTGCTTGTTTGAACAGCGTTTACTTGCTCACGATAAGCCTTTAGCTGACCTCTTAGTTCAGCTAGTTCTTCCATTACGCGAGCGTCTGGAGCAGAGTTAAGCTCTTGAGCTCTATACTCAGCAGCTTCTGCTTTCATAATAGCTTCACCAGCTTTTTCTACTAGTTGAGCTACACGAGGCTCAGATACTCTTGCAACTGATTCAGTTGCAGAAGATTTAGTATCGATTTTCATTGGTTCACCTACATTTTCGGTAGTCATAGTTCTTTTCTCCTCTAGAGTTTTTTGTATATTATGGCCATATACTTTTAGCATAAGATCCCTGTTACTATCCGCCGGGATTTGCTTTAGCGTCTCAATAACCATACAGCTTTTGTAAGCTAAGTTGAAATGAGAGTCATTCCATTCAGTATAATCTTGACTCATGAGATTGATAGAATCATTTAAAGCTCTTTGTAGCTTTGCATTTGAGGCTAGTTCGGAATCATTCTTTAATTGAATAAGATCTAGCTCATTTGAATTAATAAGGTTTTTAAATTTACTAATTAATCTAACTTTCTCTTCGTCGTTTAGTGTTTGTGTTTTGGTAATATTTAATAGTATATCATATTCTTTTTCAAGATCCCAAGCATTAATAACAGTGATATCGATAGCTGGTACTTTTATAGATTTTCCAGTTAGATTTCCTGATATATCACACTCTTCAAAAGTAAATTCTGGGCTCTCTGCAGTAGCAATTTCTGAAGTTTTATAACGAACTTTATCAATTACTACAAAAGACTTATTTGTGATTTTTGATGTATCTGCGTTTAATAGATTTACAAAAGGAATCGGTTTTAATGGATCTACATTAGTAAATTTACTTTCTTCCTCAACCTCGTCAGTAGTAGTTTTAATTTCAGTATCTGAAAGCTCTTTAACAGCTGTATCTTCTACTGCGGCTTTATCTTCTTCTACAAATTGATCTTTGAATTTGGCATAATCTGCTTCATCTTCAAAGTTTTTACGTACAGAAAATAAAGAATTTTGGTTTGCAGGTACGCTAACAACTGAGATTTCTAATAGCTCTACATCTTTAATATAGAAAGTATCAGCAACCTTATCATAATTAGCATCTTTAACTCTGAAACCAACACTAAAACTTTTTAAAACTCCGTCACTAATTAGAGTTTTTACTCCGTGTTGACGTTCTGCAGCTTCACTAATAGTTGCTTCAACAAAAATACCTTTTTTATCTACAGTAACAGCACTTACTCTACCAATTGGTTTAGAATGATCGTGTTGATATAGTAAAATAGGATTTCTACGGAAGTTTTCTACACCTTTAGCCCAAGCTTCAGGTAGTACAATATCCCCAGATCTATCTTTACTGGTTGTATTAGCGTAGCCAGCAATTTTTAAACTTTTGTCACTACTAGAAACGCTCTTTTGAAGGTCGTCGGTAGTGATAAAAAATGTTTTATCCATATTTGCTTGCTCCTTAATTGGTGGAATCGCTGTCTTCAGGTAGAGTATCTACTTCTTCATTAGTAGGTCTTCCACCTGTATCAGGTTGTACAGCGCTTCCGGTTATGTTCTGTGGTACTCTGATATTAGCAGTTTCTGCTTTACCGAGAGTACTAAATCCAAGTTTTGCTCTTGCTTCATCAGCAGTTATTATACCTGAATTGACTAAACTCACATAATATTGACTCTGTGTTCTTAAATCTGGCTGTAAGGCAGTAATCACTGTCTTATCAGGAATTATTCTAACAGAGTTAAAATAGTGAGCAAACGCACTAGCAAACATAAGTACTATAGGTAATACTGTATGTTCATAGAATAAGACTTGGTTAGCTGAAATATTAGCGTTATTACCACTCTTCATTAGAACATACGGCACGCCAATAGCTTTAGCCATATCTTGTTCAAGTCTTTCTATACTAGCTTCAAAATCTAAACTTTGAAAGTTGATTTCGCTAAACTTATCTATTTTTAAGCCACCATCTAAAATAGCAGGATTTCTAGCTCCTTCAAATATAGTGGCATAAGAATTTCTCCAGCTTTGGAGTAATCTTTCTTTAATCTTAGTATTTAAAACTGCATCTGTAGTTAATACTACACCAGGTATTGCGTTATTCTTAAAGAATTGTCTTTGGAACTTTAGTAAGGCATTATAAATATTAATAATATTACCAATGCTTTTTATACGCGACTTACCTCTGAATATGCTTTCGTCGTTATCTTCTTTGATATGAATTATTTCGTTAGCGCTAAATTCTATTACAGACTCTTTTGTTTGTCTGCCAGAATTATAACTAGATAGCCCACCACCGTGTATTAAGAATGTATAACCTTTAATAAATGTTTTCGGGTCTGATACCACTTGAACATCATTCGCAGGTAGAACATAAACGTGAGTGCCATCATAATAGAAAAACGCATTACCATCCATTAGTAAATCGAAGTATGCTCTTCTTAAAAGCTTGACTCTATCTTCAAAAGGATTCGGTCTATCGTTTAGTAGTTTACTTATCTTTTTTACGGGGCCTTCGCCTGTAATATCAAAAGGAATTTCTACGCAAGCACTGACAATCATATCAACGGCACGATGGACTACTTCTATTTGATCGTATGCAGCTCTAAAGTCTACATTAGACTCAGGCATGGCAAAAGGTTGTCTACTTTGTATGTAAGGCTGAACTGGATTAAGTTTTTCCACAATCCAACCTAGTGGTCCTCTTGCCATTTATTGTATCTCCATAGTATGTTTTTGAGTGCTAAGCCAGTCTTTTACTTTTAGAGCCGTATAGTTAGAATAGCTTTTACCAAATAAAAAATGCAATCGTTTATGGTGAGACGTACATAGTGTATATAAATTTTCGCTACTTAATTCTTCTTTACAATCCTCAGCAAAAGAAACTCGCAAAGTCAACATAGTATCTACGGATTCGACAGCTTTTATTTTATTTTTAACGCACCATCTCTCAAACAGCTCACTAACACTAAACAAATGGTGAAGCTCTAATTCAGAAGTTGATCCGCATATAAAACACTTATCTTTTATTTTATAGTCTTTTTTTATGTAGTCTCTTAAGTATTTAACAGGAAGGCGTTTCAAATCTGACATCGGTTTATCACTTTTAATTTCTTAATCTATTATAAGTCTAATGTTCATAATAGTCAAAATATTTTATTTTTGAAATCTGTTAATACCTAGGCGTATATACTAATAGCACTATTTTTAGTGTAAGTATAGATAGCGTAACGTATAGCATCACAACAGTGTGAAGTCCAATCATGGTAAGGTTTTGATTTTTCTGTTTTAGAGTTCCAGCGATAAGCAGTCATACTTTTAAAGGTATAAGATGCATTATTCATATCAAATACAAGTCTATCTTGTTCTACCAAACTTTGAACATGGGCTATACCATCATTAACACTTTTAATAGCGTTTTCACAAGCTATATCATAATCGTAAACTAAATCTGCTTTAGTTTGTTGTGCTGCAGAGTCGATAAATATATTTTCGATATCCCATAGCTCAACCATAGACTTAATTACTTCAGCATGTTGACTAGTAGTACCTTCTTCAGCTATATACTCGTCTACAACAAACCAAGTGCTTCCATCAGTGGCTAATACTACAAAAGCAGTAGCATCTCTATAACCCATGTCAAGACCTGCGATAAATGTAAAGCGTGAATCACCGGGAGTTATTTTGAACGGGGCGGTTTCGCTAGTAAGATCTTTTAAATGATCATTTTCATCTAGTTTATAAATTTGACCTTCAAAAGTAGCCCATTCACAATAGTATTCTTGTCTAAATAAGCTTTCAGGAATAGCTCGTCTAGCTTGTTCAATATCTTCTTGTGTTAGTCTAGGGTTAGCGTGCCAAGGAAATAGTCCACCGCCCCATTCAGGAAAACTTTCATCTTGCCCACGTAGATAGTAGTTATATAGGTAGTTTTCTTTACCGCGAGGGGTAGAAATGAATAGTGCACGAGAATCTGGGAAGGTTGATAGCGCAGGACGTAAATCTCTAGTAAAATATTCATCATCAGGAATTAGTGCAGCTTCGTCTACAATTAAAAGATTAGCTGCACGACCGACTAGCGAACTTCTATTGTTAGCTGACAGCAGTCTTAGTGTGCTATCATTTACTAGCTTAACTACACGATCTTTTAGATTGAAACGCTTAGTTTCAATATTAAACGCTTCGATTAGTTCTGTAGTAAAATCCCAAATAATAGAGCTTAGATTGAAGTCAGGAGCAACTACGATAACTTGTTGATTAGGTTCTAGCAGTTTAGCTAGTGCTAGCACAGCTGCACCACTAGATTTTCCAGTACGGCGAGCAGATATGTGCACCCAATTACGTTTAGTACTTAACCCTTCCATCATAGCTTGCTGGCTTACATTAAGCTCTTTAAAGCCATATTTGTCTGGTAGTCGCGCTACCAGTTTGTCTACTGGTACTTTAAAATAGTCTGAATTCATTACTTATCCTTAATGTTTATGGTTGAACGGGCCAGTCGCTATCTTCTAAATAGGGAAACTTAGGAGAGGATGTTATATTTCTTAGAGCTTGTCTATATGCTGTCCAAGCAGTAACGTCTACAGATACATCTGGAAGTTGTGTCCAATCGCTAGCAGCTAATAACGAAGCTCTAGTATTTCTAACTCGTTGAGCGGCTTGATCATAGTAGTCTTGTTTTTCTTGTGCTGATTTTTCAACTATATCCCAGTTTAGAGCCCAAACATCGTTTGATAGCTCTGGAGCGTTTTTCAAAACAATTTTATAGATTTTTTCATCTATAGTAGGTGCTTCTTGTACGGTAACTCTATAAACTCCAAAAGAGTTTAATAAGTCTTCAGACATATTTCTAGGAAAACTAGTATTTTTGTTATCACCCCTCAACTTATTAGTACTATAGGGGAATTCTACAATTTTATTACTTTTATCTACTTTTACGTAAGTCATTTTTTATTTTCCTTATACTGTTATATTGGTTAATGTATCTGATATAGCTGCAGAATTATCTGTAAGTGTTGGCGTTATAAATCCAATAGAAGGTGTAGCGCTTGTAAATGTTGTTATGCTGGCTTCTAATCCTTGAACAGCTCCCCTATTAGATTCTGTTAACCCACTATATGTATATTCTCCATAAGTACCGGCCCCCAGACCGTCTGGGTGTAATTTTGCTACTAAACCAGTAGGACCAACTGTTATAATATTATCTGTAGAGTCGCAATACGCAGAACTACTAAAACTTGAAAAAACATTATTGTATAAAGTTCCCGACCAAATTTGGCTACCTACACTACTTCTTTTTGTTAGGTATATGCTGTTACCAGATACGCTTCCAACTAATATAACATTACCAGTTCTATCTAAGTAGCAGCTGTCTAGAAAATCAGTATTACTAGTTCCAAATTTTATTCTTGAAATTAAGGTTAAAGCGGTACTATAGGTTAAAAAATATACATCAGTTCCAGAAAAGGATTCAGTGCCTATAGCATATATTATATTAGTGAGCCTATTTACTTTTATTGCATTGCAATTACCATACTGAACTCTTCTACCTCCTGCATAAGTTCCAGAGGAATCAAATTTTGCTACCCAAAAACTATAGTTCGTACCTAAAGAAGAGCTTGTACCTCCAACATATACATTTCCTGACGAATCGGCATCTATACCCCTAGCATAATCGCTACCAGTACCGCCCAGTCTTCTTCTCCACTGTACAACCCCTGCCGAAGATATTTTGCTTATAAAAGCATCTTGAGCACCGCTAGCGCCAGTTACAATACCACCTGCAACTAAAATATTGTCAGAAGAATCTATGGCTAAGCTACTTAGGTTATCCCCGCTATCAGTAGTGTTTAGCCTTAAAGCCCACTGAAATACTCCTGTAGAATTATATTTTACAATAGTAGAAATGCCAGAAGTTCCAGATCTTATGATTGCAATAATATTATCTTGAGAATCAATATCAATTTTAGAACCGCCTTCATTGCTAGAGGTTGTGCCGACAGTTCGCGCCCATACTAAAGTACCTGTAGAAGAATATTTAGCTATTAGAGCATCTGAACCCCCTGCTCCAAAGCTTGAAGTAGTGCCTACTACAATAATATTATCTTGAGAGTCTACTGCAGCACCCACAGTACTAGTACCTGTATTAGTTAATTTTAATAACCACTGAGGCGGTTTACCGTATTCAGGCAAGCTTACCATTCTTAATTTATTACTTAAAAAACTCATGCTAATGCGTTCCCTGCTTGGAAGCCGTACCAAATGCTACCACCGGTAGTTGTATAGAATACATACACATCAACTTCTCCAGATCCTGGAGCTGACGGAGTAATATCTAAAGACCACCTAACACTTGCAGGCCAATTTATTGCATAAGCTCCTCCAGCAGTAACAGTAAGAGTGAAACTATACGCTGTTCCTGAAGCCGGAGGGTTGGTAAAAGTAAAAGTAGTAGCTCCAGAAGTAGTAAGTTCAAAAATATTACCTAGAGTACAGTCTACAGAAGGAGTGGTTCCGCTTAGGGTAACTACAGTTTCAGTGTAGCTAAGAGATTTTGTAACACCATTAACATATAGTCTGGCAGTAGGATTTGCTGTACCAATAGCAACAAAACCGTTGCTAGCAATAACAAAATCGTTGCTGCTACCTATAGAAGATCCGTTTTCAATCTTAAAGCTGTTGCTATCAGAATTGTCAACTCCTAACGTCCAGTCTTTTTCGCCAGTTAGCTTAAATTGTACTCCAACATCACCAGTAGAGTCTTGCTCAAGCAATAATTGTGTGCTAGTAGTATCATTAGCATATATATGCAACTGTTGAGTAGGTACAGATGTGCCTAAACTTACGTTACCACTAGTGCCTAGTAAAAATAGCGCATGTGTTTTAGTATCAGATTCTACCCTAAAATCAACAGCAGCTCCAGACTCGTTAACAGTTACAGCACCGTCTAAATTAGAAGTTGTAGCACTTAGTAGGTTTGTAGAGGTTATATTATTAGCTTTTGTAGTTCCATACACTTCTAATCTTTCAGAAGGTGAAATAGCCCCAATACCAACGTTACCATTAGAAACTACATAAAGTCTGTCAATAGGAGCGCTGGCACCTGAGCCTTGAGTAGCCAGTCTAATTCCAAACTCACCTGAGGTGCCCTCCCCAAATCCTTTTATATAGCCTCTAACACCAGATCCTTCAATATCTGAACCTAACCATTCTACGCCGCCATATCCTTGACCGCTAATTATTGTAGTGTCTGATTGTACAAACTGCATAGCTACACCGTTAGTATCGGTAGTAGTAGCAGTTTGTAGCTTTACTATAGAACCAGTTCCGGCAACGTGTAAGTTTGCTGTAGGAGCTGTAATCCCTATACCAATATTAGTGCTAGGAAGTATTCTAATAGCTTCAGTATTATTAGCTCCTAGAGCTAAATAAAAGTTTTCTCTATTAAAAATGGTGGCGTCGCCGCCGGACATGCTTACGTTTCCAGCAATTTGTAATGTAGTATTAGCGCTAACACCAATACCAACATTACCACTAGCGCCAATGTTAACTCTATCTACAGGAGCACTCGCTCCAGATCCTTGAGTAGCTAGCCTAAGTCCAAATTCTCCAGAAGTGCCTTCCGCTATACCTTTAATATAACCCCTAACACCAACGTTTCCAACATCTAATCCTGCCCATTCAACTCCGCCATAACTCTGATTAACATCCATAGTTGTGTCGGTTTGCTGTAGTCTTAAAGTAACCCCATTTGCATCAGTAGCAGTACCAGTTTCTAACTTAAGTAAATTACCAGTTCCAACTATATGAAGATTGGCTGACGGAGTGGCAGTTCCAATACCAACATTAGCGCTTCCAGTGTAATGTATATAAGTACCGTCATCAGTGAAGGCCCCACCCCCGCCAATAGCACCCCATTCTACTCCGTCATACCCTTCAAAACTTATTGTATTACTATTAAAACGGAACATACCTGCAACTGGCGAAGTAGGGCGCTGAGCATCATTGCCAGACGGTACTTTAACAAATCCACTTCCGCTAAAAGTTAGATTTGCTGTTATAGTAGAAGTAACATCGGTTCTAACAAACTGAGTAGAAGTTAACCCAGATAGTGTTATAGCATCTCCACCTACTTGAAAAATACCTGTATTAGCTGCATTAACCATGTATAGTGCATCTGTCCCTACAGAAACTAACTCACCATATGAAATTTTAGAAGCTACTACAGCAGAGTTAGCTGCTGCAACGCTAGGCATTTTGTAAGTTACTAACCCGTTTCTAGTAAAGCCTGTACCATCATAAACAAGCATTCTACCTTGGCCGTCGGTAGTATCAGATCCACTTTTATACCATAACATACCAGTACGCAAGCCAGTAGTACCATCTGTAGTTATGTTTCCTCCAGAAGGTTGGCCAGCACTAGCAAAATTTTGAAGCAGTGTAAGTAATGACTCATTGTAGTCTAATCTACTTTGAGAAAGAGTGGTAACCACTGCTGGAGTAGTAAAGGTATTACTCATTTATCGTTCTCTCTTATACTACCCAAATACTTATCTAAAGTAGCTGAAGTAGAAAAATTCTTTATTCTATCAAAAAATACTAAGCGTTTAGCATATTGACTGCCTATAACGGACTTGCCTTGCCAATCTGATCCTACAACCATAACATCTGGGCAGTAATTTTTAATTATAGATTCTAACTCAGCATCACTGCTGAATGCAGTGACCGAGTCTACTGGCTTTAAAAAACTCATAATATGCAATCTAGTAACTAAAGAATTTACTGGACGACTTGGTCCTTTTTTAGCAGATACTCGATCATCCGTGTCTAGAGCTACTAGTAGCGTATCACCTAAGCTCTTAGCATGAGCTAATAGTTGCAAATGTCCTGAGTGTAGAACATCAAATGTGCCGTTAACAAATACTTTTATCATAGAAACCTTGTTGGATAGCTTTATCGTTATAACAATTTTAACTAATTTATGTAACTTAGTCAAAACAATTTTTAAAAAAGTATTGGACAGGAGTTGAATATCAATAAAAATGCTATGTTAGTAAGATACTAACATAGCATAATCATTTATAATTAAGATTAAAGTTATTAGGTATTAGAATTACCAATTAGCTTATCATAGGCAATACTTTCATCAATACTAGTATCTAATCCCATTTTTGACATTCTAATTTCATCTACTTTGCACACATCAATTAGCTCGTCTGCAACTGCATCTACAAATTCATGCAACATAGCAACATCCCAACTACTAGACGAAGCTTCTCTAGCTACATATTCTCTAATACGCTGCATCATTTTCATTGGATTTACTCCAATTTGTTCTAAATATTCTTGTTCACCTTTAGTTATAGAACCACTTTGACGAACATCTCTAATGCATTGAGTAATACTACGTTTTAAGTGGGCTTTTGATTCAGCTTTTTCTATGTCTAGCTCGTTAAAGTCGGTGACTTTAGACTTTAATTGCTCAAATAAGTTATTCAAAGCAAGCACATCTTTCATGGCACCTTCAATATAGCTAATGCCTTCGGCCATTTTTTCTTGTAGTTCAGCTTTTTTAACAGTAAGTTCTATTTCTTGCCAGTGATCTAGTAGTTCTACGTTGGATAGTTGCTCTTCAATCTTGCGAATTTTAATTTCATTCTTTAACTGATTCCATTTAGCTTCGTTTAAAGCTTGACGTTTACGCGCTATTTCAGCTGCTACTTGTCTCATGTTCTTGTGTGGATCTAAATAAGAAAGATTTAAGTGTTTCCACATCCATTGAGTATGGCTACGATTCCAAATATTTTGTAAATCTTTGGTATTAGCTATAGCTAAGTCTACTTTTTGAGCATTTACAGCTAAGCTAGTACCTCCAAAAGACTCAGACTTAGCTACTGTACCTCGTCCAAAAATAGTAGACAGCGGAATAGTAAATTCTGATCCATCTTTTACTACTAAATCATATTTTAAATCGTTAAATATAGCAATAGAATTGCTTTGTGGTTGTTCTGTCATATAATTACCTATAATACATCTTCTACAAGCTCTTTTAAAAGCATAAAAGCTTCTCTGTCTTGTGTTAATAGCTTTCTTAAAACTTCTGTTAATTCAGTTTTTGAAAAGTCGCTTAATTTTGTAGCTAAAACTAGTTCCATTAAGAATTTTCCACCACAAAAGCATCATACCAAGTTTCAACTTGAGTTCTAACTTCTTCTTCTGTCATAACTGTAGGTCCTGATTCAATATTACCAAAATTATTCATGGGAGAAATAGCGTGAATTGCTAATTGACGTTGGACTAACTCTTCTTTAGTTAAACTAACAATAGAGTCAGGAACGTAAAAATCTCTAGAATCTTTAATCCAGCCGATATAAGTCTCCGTATTAGGGTCGTACCAATGACCTCTATTATCTATAAATCCTGGGATATAACGTTTCCCATTATCGTCTATGTTAAACATGTATTCTACAACAGCCATTAGGCATCTCCTTTTATTGGTAGTCTAATATTATTATTAATTATTATACGAGGACTTAGAGTTGACGTTGATGATGAGTGTAAAATGCTTCCATCAAATAACACGAATCTACCTCGTTTAGGGGTTATTCTATCTCTTATTATATTACCATCTAACATAAGGGTGTCACCATCTGTAGAGTTAACATAGTATAGCAATACATAATGAGGAATTTTATAGTCTATATGAGGATTGTCCATGCGCTGCTCTTCAGACAGTTCTGGATGTGGTAAAGTAAGTCTTGCTCTACTTCTAAATATGTTTTCTGCTGAAATAGATGTAAGACCAAATTTGTCTATAGCCTCAAGTAGCGCAGGAAGTACAAAACTATATTCATTAGTATTTATAGTTGCTGGCTCTATATTATTAAAATCTTTATGCAAAAAGAAGTTATAAGAAAATCCGGGAACATTACGAGCAGCTTGATTTCCTAACGAAATGTCTGGTACAAACGTCCATTTTAAACTAACGCAATGCTCAAATAATCGTTGAGAATATTTATCTCCAATAACATTATCAATTACTTGTAACATTAAAACCTCATATTAGTTAGTGGGTGTGGCAAAATATCAATAGGATCTATATACAAACACGCGGTGCTGTTTTGTGCTCTAGGCTTAGATTCTACCATATGTTGAATAGTAAACTTGCTAGTACTAATTTTTTTCTGTAACTGCTCAGACGATTTCATACTTGCAGGTATTTTACCTGCGTTGAACAATGCTACTATAGCCTCTAACGTATGATAAGATGAATAATATGTGCTTGCAGAATCAAACATTATTACAGCACTATCTGCACATTTAAGTAGCATATCAGGTAACATGCTTACAATATCTTTAGGCCCATGAGCAAAGTCTGAAAATATAATGTCTATGTTGTTAGGCAGATTAGCTAAATTAATTTGGTTGTTAATAAAGGTAACACTATCAGATAGCTTAAAATAGTTGATTAAATTGTTAACATAATCTGCATACTCTTCTCTAAATAGTGGGCCCATTTGAGGTCTAGCTGCTTTTAAACTAAGCCATTCGCTACCATTATCTACAGTATAAAAATGCCCTGAGCTGTTTTCTTGTAGAGCTAGTGCAGACCATAGCATTATAGATCCTAAGCCAGTTCCTAACTCTACCACTGTTTTAGATTTTCTCATTTTTATAAGAGAGTATAAAAATATAGCAAAGTCTTCTGTGCCGTATATAGAGCCTATGCTATCAGTATACTGCTTTATAAAATAAAGCTTTTCATAACAATTCATTATTTAAACCTAGGTCCATTAATCCAAATAACAATTACCCAACGTTCTCCTGCAGTAACGGGAGTTACTTGATGCAGTAAATAGCTAGGAAACATAGAAATAGAACCTTGCTCGTCTACAGCTGTTACTTCTGATCCATTATTATTAATAATAAGCTTTCCACCAACATAAGCATCACGTCTAGTTAAGGGAACGGACACAGAAATTTTACGAGTTGCACTAGCACCATTTCCACAATCAATATGCCAATCATAATGACCATTTTCAGTAGCTTTATAGTGTAGTAGCTGTAACGCATGAGTTATGCCATACAGATCATAACGATAGTACTCAGCGTTAGCTTTTCCTACAGCTGCTGCAATCTTTTTAAATATCCAAGCACTCTCTTCATTGTATTCAATGTTATAAGTATCTACTGCTCTGATACTAGGATCATACTTATTATTATCGCCATCACCTACAGTAGACTTAATTGGGTATAGTTTTTTACTATAGTCCATAATACGAGCGCATTCTACAGCGCTAAATGTATGTTCAGCATTAAAGCCCGAGTGATAAGTTACTGCACCTGGAAATACATCATCGCTAGTTTTAATTATTAGCCCATCGCTTATAATTTTAGAACTAAAAGCCGCAAAAGCATTATTTTCTGCTTTAGTAATCTGCTTAGCTTCGACTACGGGGGCTGCATCTAAACTTTTAACGCTAGGCGTAGTAGTTCGTTTATCATTAGCCCATGAAGCGTGCGGACCGTTAGCATCTACATAATGAAAGAATACTTGAACTTGCCATTTACCTCGATATGCTGGGCGCCAATGCCATAGTTCATTGCCATGATACATAACAAGATCGCCAGTATTAATTTCTACTGAGGTTCCTACTACATCATCTCTATCGCCTGTAAAATATATAGGCCAAATACCTGATCCAGGATCGAATCCTAGAGTCATAGTACCAGAAATCTCACAAGCTTCACGATCAATATGACGTACTAGAGTTTCGCCGGGTCTATAAATACGAGCATAAGTGTATGTAGGCAACAGTTGAATTCCAAGCTGCGCAGATAGTGGCGCTGCTAGAACTTGTAATAAATTGTCTAGTATTGGATCACCGTACACACTGTCAGACAGAGGGCATTGAGGGTCTTTAGTAAGCTTACCCTCATCATATAGGCTAAACATATACTTAGTTAAATCATCACATGTATTGCGGGGCACAGCGCCACTAATATATACATATTTATTTTTCTTAAAATACTCTGAGGGAGTCATACTTCACCTATATTAAAACTAATACTAATTCGTGGCATTTCAGCTTGATTAGGCTCTACATAATGTTCTAACCAAGAAGGAAATAATATACAAGCTAGTGGCTCTGGTGTAATAGGAAAATCTTTTTGTTTTACAGGAGAGTTGTAGCTTCTTATATTCGGATTTGTTAATATTAATCTACCAGAAGTTGGAGGAACCTGCAAGTAAAAAACTCCAGAAATCCACCCCTCATGCGTATGATGAGCATTAAAATTGTTAGTATAATTTATATTAGCCCACATAGATTGTAGGCAATGCTTACTATCAGTAAAGGTGGGCACAATATCAGCAGCTAAGCCAGAAAGAGTGTCAACAAAAGGCTTGAAGATTGAATTTAGATGTAAAGAGTCGATACTTTGCCAACCACCAAAATTACTTTTTGTAGCGCTAGCAGTAGTATTAGCTAGTCTAATAATTTCATTTATATAAACAGGAATATTAGACCGCTCATTGTTTAACACATAACCCCATATAGGAGTTGAAAAGACGTATTGTTCGTTCATTGTAGCACTTCAGGATAAAAAGCTTTATAAAACCAGCTATTGTTATTAACAACTTGTTGATGAAATTTGTCAGAAAGAACTCTTACAGGATCCCTCCACGCAGTTAGTTTAGGTTGAGTGCGGTGATCTGTTTTCTCTCTAAAATAAGCATTATCATGCTCAAACATTTCAGACTGGTTAATATTATTTAAATCGTGATTAAAGCTATCCAATCCTAAGAATGAGTATATGCGAGATAGCATATAGCTAGGATCTCGTAATACGTCTTCATAACGCACAAACTTAACTCTAGCGTTATTGATTTTGAATAGCTCTAAATATTTAGGAATTTCGTGACGTAGAGTAGAAGATAGTGCGTTAGATTCTTTAAAGTGATAGTGTAGCTTTTCTTCTTCAGTCATAGAAGCATATAGAGTGTGATCTTCACTAAAAGTGTGTAGTGCTCGTATCTTAGAATTTACTCGATCAAAGCTTTCAACAATATCTCTTAGATCACGAATTGTTACTATAATCTTAGAATCTGGAAAAAGATGATGCAATCCACTCCATTGCCTAGCTTTTGAAATTACAATAGGCTTGTTTGTAAGCCCACTATACCAGCCACTAGTCCCACCTTGCACTAACCCGTACATAGCCGCATCAGCTTGTTCACAACTCATAGCCTGAAAAGCTTCGCTATATCTAGATTTGACTAGTATCTGCTCATTTAGTATGTGAGGATAAGGATCAGTTGAGGTAGTAAATATAGATGGATTTTGTTGTAAAATATTCATCAGGACTGTAGATCCTGTACGCGGAAGACCTCCGCAAAAGTGTAGTTGTTTCATTTATTACTCATTATCGGGTTATTTGTGTAATCACAATAACATATAAAATAGTAATAAGCAAGTCTAAACTTATTGCGATATTAGACGTATCATTTTCCAGCTAGAGTTCCAAAGATAAAAACGATTGGTAGATTTTACATAAGCTCTACTACCAATAGTTACATTGCTAGTAGGCAGCTCATTTGAATTATCATAAACCGTTACTCCAGCTCCACTGGTTGAAGAACTAAACTCAATTCTAGCATTAGCACTTATATAAGTAAGCACATCACCATCGCTAGCTCCTTGAGTTAAAATTAAAGATGGATCTACTGTTTTCATTTTAACTTCCTATAATATATTCGCGAATAAATCCATAAGTAGAATCGCCAACATAAAGTCTAGTTCCATTATAATTTAAAGCTATACCGCCTACACTCCATGAGCTAGGTAGTTGAAGTTGTCTTGTAAATGTAAGAGAAGATACATTCCAAGGAGTGCTTAGTGCGTACTCAGACACTCTGTTATTAGTAACGCCTCTAACATATAGCCTACTTCCGTCAGGTTTAAAAGTTAAATTTGTAGGAGATGTATCTTGAGCAGAAATAGACTGTGTACGGGTAAAAGTTGCGGTTGAAATATTCCACGGAGTGGAAAGGGTGTATTGATTTATATCATCACCTGAAGTACCCATTACATACATGTAAGCGCCGTCGTCACTAAAAGCCAGTGCTGTCGGAGCAGTTTCTTGAGTAGCAACTGAAAATTCGTTGATTAGTACACTAGTGAATACCGTCCAAGGTTTAGCTAGTTTATATTGATAAACTTTATCGTCCGAAGCACTAAGAACATATAAATAGTATCCATCTGAAGATAACTTTATACTATCAGCTGCTCCGCCAGGTCTTGGTACGTTTAACGCTGTTTGCAATGATATACTAGTTAAATCCCAAGGAGTTAGCAAATCATACTCTAAAATAGTAGTTCCAGATTCAGCCACAAATAATTTAGTTCCATCAGGCTTAAAAATTATATCATCCATTGCAGGGCCTGCATTTAAATAAGCATTCTTAGCTACAGAAACTGAGTTAGCATTGCCGAAAGAGATTCTAGAGTCTACATTAGATACAGGAAACTTTAAAATGCTGTCTAAGGTATTATTAACTGTAAATATAGAATTACCTTTTATACTAATATCATAATAATCAGCAGCATTAGTATAAGGATGTAATCTTGTAACGTAAGGATGTTTGGCTGAATATAAATTGTAAGGTTCTTCCAACGTAAGTCTATATAAAGAAGTGCTAGTAGCTGTATATGCGTATTTACCATTAGAACTATAAGCTAATCCTCTGGGCGAACCTAAATCTGAACGCTCACTTACTTGATATACACCCCCAGAGTCTGCTGGTCTAGCAGGAATTTTTAGAGAAGATATATCGTATGCAGTTGAAAGATCTACAGGATATATGGTCCCTGAGATCTGTAGATATAAAGTATCTCCATTGCTGCTGAATTCTATGCCGCTAGCTGCGGTAGTATCTATGTTATAGTAATCTGTGTGTACAATTTTTTCTATAGAGGATAGATCATAAGCTACAGTTAAGTAAACAGCATATAAATATTCTACAGCTCCAGTTTCTTCAGATCCTATATATAAAATTCTTCCATCAGGAGAAAACTCTAATAGAGAAATAAGTGCTACACCGGATGCTGCGTTAGGCTGATCAAACATATAATATTTAGTATAGGTAGCTGTTGTAACATCCCAAGGAGTGGATAGAGTATATTCATTTATTAGATAGCTTGTAGTGCTTCCAGGAGCTATGTACATCTTAGTGCCTAGATCATTAAATGTCACCGCTCTAGGGCTGCCAGCAGTAGCGGAGAGGGATAACGCGGTATTTGAGCTAATAGAATCTAAATCCCAAGGATTGGTTAGAGTGTACTGAAGAATAGCTGAAATAGAACTTTGTGTTAAATACACGTTTGCTCCTGTTGGGCTTATAAAAACATCATTTATTACGATACTAGGCAGTCTTAATGTTTGAGACCTATAAGCGCTACTAAGAGCCCAAGGAGTAGATAGTTTGTATGTGTATGTTCTACTACCGTCTATTACGTATATTTCAGTGCCATCTTCACTTAAATCTATACCTTGTGGTGTTAGCGTGTCAGACGCTAATGAAAAAGTATTAGAATGAGCAGCACTTGCGATATCCCAAGGAATACTAAGTGAATATTCTAATATGTTATCATGTGCTGCACCGGTTACATATAGTTTAGTGCCATCAGGTTTTAGTCTAAAATGATTAGTAGATCCTGACATCCTATTTTGGTCTACTAGTAGACCTGGAAGATACGCAGAGTTTAAATCCCAAGGAGTTCGTAGGAAAAAGGGTATTACTCTATCTCCAGTTTGACCAAGTATATAAAAATATTCACCAGTAGGATTAAAATATATGCCTTGAGTGCTTGAATCACTACCATATATAGGATTCCAAGTATATTGGTACGTAATAGTTGCTACGTTCCATGCTTCGCTAAGAGTATAATTGTGCACTTCATAAGCGGTGCCTGTCATATATAAATTAGCACCTGTATTACTAAATTGCATGGAAGTTGGAAGAGTGGCTTGAGATTGTGTTCGTAATCTAACAAATGATGCTGTAGTAATATCCCAAGGAGTGCTTAGAGTATATTCATTAAAATCATCACCAGTCTGACCAATAATGTACATACGAGTTCCATCAGGCTTAAAGTCTACTGAAGTTGGTATAGTTTCCTGATTAGCTAAAGGGAAAGAGCTTGCAAACACAGCAGAGTTGACACTCCAATCAGTAGACATATTATACCTATGTACAGCATCACTAGTAGTTCCTACTACGTAAAAAGCATTTCCACTAGGAGTAAAATATATTCCTCCTGGAGTAGTTTCTTTACCACTTACTAAAAACGTAGTGGTAAAACTAGCGGTATTTGGATTCCAAGCTTGACTTAACTGATACTCATTTACATCGTCTCCAGCAGTTCCTATAATATACATACGAGTACCGTCGTCTCTAAAATATAACTCTGTAGAATCTGCTTCTTGAGGAGCTACTGAAAATCTTCTGTTACGTGAATTAGTTGTCATAGTAGCTAAGTTGTTAGGAGTTGGCAGAGAAAACTGTGTTATTACTGGCTCCGTTCCTAGTTCAAACAGATTTCCAAATGCGTACACATTTGAACCGTCGGGACTAAGTTGAATGTTTCTAGGATTAGCAAAGTTATTAGCTGACGCGTTTGCTGTAAAAGTATAAGCTGCTACAAACGTAGGAGAATCAATGTTAAAAGGAGCACTAAGAGTGTATTGATTTATATCATCTCCAGCGTCTCCTACTACATACATTGTGGTTCCGTTAGCGGAAAGCTGTACTCCGAACGGGTTAGTTTCTTGAGCTGTAGTTGAGAATGCAACATTAGCGCTACCAATTAGAGTAGCATTAGAAACATTCCAGCCTTGAGCAAAACTTAAATTAAACTGTATGTTTGCATTTGCACTATAAAGTCCGTCGCTAGCAAAAAAGTCTATAGCAAATAAACCATCATCTACCGAGTTTGTAGACGGGGTGATAGTAAATACATTAGCTGAATTAGTTATAGTTGTATTGCCTAACACACCACTAACTATGTTGTACCCCCAGCTAAGAGGTATGTCTTCAGGATCTGAAGAGATAAACGAAATTGTGGTTGCTGCGCCGTTAGATGCTAGATAATAGATCGGTAGATAATTAGTTAGCGCACTCGGAGGAGTGTTAACTGTAGAAATTTGTTGCCAAACGTTATTAACAGTCCAAATATATAAACTATCTGTAGACTCTACATAAGCTTCTGATCCAATAGAGATACCAGTATTAGGGAGTACCGAAGCATTGGCATACACAGTAACTCCGCTACCACCGCCAGCTGCAGAAAAACTGATACTGTTACTAGTAGCGCTATAAGCTAACACTTGACCGTCTGTAGCGCCGTCGGTTGAAATAAATGAAGGACTAATACGTTTAATTTCCATTGTGTAATTCTCTCTTTAAGGTTTTGTAGGCCAAGATACAGACCAAATGCTAGGCACGTCAACTAAATTATAAATAGCACGCAAACGTTGACGATAAGTAAGCCAGCCTTCAGATACTGCAGTGCCAGCTTCTTGGGCTTTTATAACTACATAGTCGCTCTCAGTTAGTCGTTTCTTACACTCTTCACGGATTGAGATGATTTGAGTGTTGATCTCGCCTTCATTAGGATCACGGATTGTCCAAGCATTATCTGCCCAGTCAATTCGCTGAGGAAACTGCACTGACGGCTTATTTGGCGCGGCAATATATCCAGCTTCTAATAACTCTTCAGTGCTATAGTTATAATTTGTACGACTCTGCCCATTTTTAAGTATAATACGGGCTGGAGGTGGAGACGGAGTCTCTCCGGGTTTGTAGTATAGTGTCATGATTTCATCCTAAATTAATTTGATGTACTCTATCACTACTATTTCCAAGTAGATATAATATAGTACCATCATCTTTAAAAGTTAAGCCTGTAGGAGTTACGTCTAAATGAGCAATATATAAACTCCTATCAAAAGTTGCAGTAGATATGTTCCAAGGAGTAGATAGATTATATTGGTATATGCGGTCATTAGTAGATCCTAGTATAAACATACGAGTTCCGTCTGGATTAAAAACTACATCTTCTGGTGATATATCTTGTGCTGCAACCGAGAATATTTGTACAAAGCTAGCAGTTGTTACATTCCAAGGAATGGATAGAGTATACTCATTAACATCATCTCCGGCGGCTCCGGCTACATACATTTTAGTACCATCTGGTTTAAAAGCTAATCCATTAGGGCTAGTTTCCTGGGCAGCTACAGAAACGTTAGAAGTATATGTAGCAGTTGTGATATCCCAAGGAGCAGATAGTGCGTATTCTTGTACTCTATCAGTGGTGCCTCCTAGTATAAACATACGAGTCCCGTCGGGTTTAAATACTACTGCAGAGCACGTGCCTTCCCTATCAGCTACAGACACGTTTGCAACATAGCTTGCAGTTGACACATTCCAAGGAATGCTCAACATATACTGGTTAACATCATCTCCGGAAGTTCCGGCTACGTACATTAGTGTGCCATCTGTTTTAAATGCTAACCCATTAGGGGCGTTTTCTTCTCCGGCTACAGAGTAGCTTATACTATCATCTGCTGGAGATCTTACACTATTAGGAGTACCTAGTGAAATTTGAAATACACTATCAACAGAGTCTCCTGTCAAGTATAAATTAGAACCATCAGGTGATAGATCAATACCTTGAGGAACAGCTTCTAGATGGTTAACATAAAAGTTCTGCACATAGGTAGCAGAAGACACACTCCATGCATTACTTAAGGAATACTGTAATACGTTATCACCTAGAGTACCGATCACTAACATAGTAGTACCATCATTGCTAAATCTTAAACCTTTAGGCTGTGTATCATTAGAAGCTACAGAAAGGTTAGCAATATAATTTGCTGAGTAAAAATCCCATGGATAATCCAAGCTATATTGCCTAATAATAGGAAGTGCATTCTCTACAACATACATATTAGTGCCATCACTACTAAATACTACATCTTCTGATCTAGGTATTATACTAGAAGGTAAGCTGCCATTTTGCATAGTAGAGACTTGTCCAGCAGTAGTAAAGGCTACCTCAGCGACTCTAACGGATCCACCGCCAGAACCAACTACAAAAGCTCTTTTACCGTCTGGTTTGAATCTAATACTAAGCACGCTTGGAGATAAAGCACTTGATGTACCTACATACGATGCTGCAGCAATATTCCAAGCAGGAGAAAGAGAGTATTGATTTATATCATTTCCACTAGAACCCACTATATACATTATTGTGCCGTCTGAACTAAAGTCTATACCTGAGGGGAAGTTTTCTTGAGCGCTAATTGAAAATGTTCCGGAAGCAGAAGCACCAGATATGTTGAACGAAGAACCTAAAGCATATCTGCGCACTGTATCAGAGTCATAACCTACTATAAACATATAAAGACCGTCAGAGCTAAAAGCTAATCCTGTTGGGTTTGTTTCTGAGCTTGCTACAGAAAAGCTGGTACCACCGTAACTAGCTGTACCAACATCCCAAGCTGTACTTAAACTATATTGATACACTCTATCACTACTATTTCCAATAGTAAACATAAGAGTTCCGTCACTACTAAAAGCCACATCTTGAAGCGAGCCTTCTTGAGAAGCAACGGAAAATAGTTTGATATAAGTAGCAGACTGTATATCCCAAGCTTGACTTAACGAATATTGTTGTATTACTTGAGTGCTTCCGCTTGAGCAAGATATAAACATAGCTAGCC